TGAATAATATCTAGGCGATCTATACCCAGGTTTATTCAATCTTTCTTCACCACCTTTTCTTCGAGCAAGCAAAGTTAACAAGCGATGGACTCTTTTGTAAAGCAGTTTTTTACTGAATTTGATTCACCCGGTGTAGATTTTAATTTTGATAGTGATCTCAAAACGCATACTTATATGGGATGCGGATTACGTGTATATGATGGACATATTAATCAGAGTAGACATTTTCATGCTTTTCAACCTATGACGCCACTTGGCTATTACGATTGTGAAGTGACTGGAGGCGGGTCATCCCTTGATGGGATAACAAAGAACTATTTGACACCTGAAGGTACAGTTAATCTTGTCACTGTTGCTGACACATTAAAAGGTAGTTCAGGTTTGCAGACAGCAATGTTATCCGCACATGTCAGTCATATGCAGCATTGGTCGTGGGCCGATAACCATGTAGGACTTTTGTTTAATATGTTTAGGTATGTCTTAATTGAAAAGATACGTGAATGTGCAGGTTCATTAGATGGTAAATTAGGATTATATGAAGATGGGCATGTCGGGATTGATATGGATCAGTTTTGGGAGGATGAATATTGTGAAGATGGAGGAGCGAGGAAGTGGCCCGGGGGTGATGTTGATGCATCATACCCCGATTATCTCCGGTTGACGAATACGACGCCATCGACTGGTGATTGGGCATTAGATCTTCGAGGGATGAATGCCAGGGACGCAAGATTTGTGTTACTCATGATGGGTGCATGGAAGCGGAGGTCCAGGCTGAGGCTAGACTGTACAACAAAGAAATTATGTGATTGTGTATTATACCGCTCATCAGTAGAAGTAGCCAATATTACTGACTGGATTGTTGACAAAGAAAAAGGGATAGTGCCGCCGACTTTAAGTTCTAGTGAGGCTTGGCAGGCTTTGAAGTTTTATGTAACACAGAATAGACTATTCGACCACTTTTCTGCTACGTTGTACATAATTGCAACTATGATGTATCAATTTGTGCCGGCAACAGCAGAAGCTACCAACTGGTTGAGGTTAAAATGGACTGTTAACATACCAACTTTCAGATCAGTGAGAGGAAGATATGAGTTCCTTAATGAGGGGGAACCAGCCTTATTGTCACATAGGTGTCTTAATGAGTGGGGATATATCAACGGGAAGATGGAGAAAGTTAATCTCATGGCTCTTGTCTTTTCGCAGGCCTACCACACGGGATTGGCTGTCAGGGGGGTAAGAAAAGGTCTTGAATTACATCCAGATGATATATTTTCATCGGAAATTGATTTCTATACTAGTGCCAACTTCATATCTGCAGCAGCTTCGGAGGCGACAAGGACAGATACACCTCTACCCGGTATGGTAGGGATTCATTTTGTTGTTAATGATGATTTTGATGTATATGACGAAAACAGGAGGATAGAGACAAGAGAAAACGATGATGAACATCTTGATGATTATCATACTTCTAAAGATAAGGTAAGCGTAAAGAAAGGATCTACTTTGTTGGTAGATGTGAATGATTCGACATTATCGAGAGCTGCCTTAGACCTAATCAGTAAGAAGATTAAAACACTGATGAAAGGGGTTAGGGCGAAATTAGAAGATGATGTTGACTTTGAGTTGACAGACGAAGAGAAACTGGCTCAGGAAGGGAAAATGTATGTGACTTTAGCTGCGGATGAGCAAGAGCAGATGGAGGAAAAAGTGTTCGTGCATATGCCCTGGTATACGTTTCCAGGCGTACCAACTATGATATTACCCCTATCACCATTTCCCTATAATACGCCTTTTAACATGAAAGGAAGAATAACTACAGATATTGGCAAGGTTGATCGGCGTGGTTTAAGGTTAGTGAGTAAGACAGCTTGGGAAGTAGCAAATCTGATGCGGTTGTGTGGTTACGATTCAAGGTTTCGAGATGGGGGTGAGATAGCAGGTGCTGGCACATATTTTTCACCCAATGATGCTAACATGGTTTGGCCTGTATTACAGGTCCCTGATGCCCAAGATGATGAAGTGATATTGACCGGGCAGATTGATAGAGAGGCGCAATTTATTGACTTGCCGCCTATGTTTAATAGATTTTTTATTGGTAAAGAGGTGGAATATTCGATCAAAGTTATCAGGCGTGGTACTGCGACTTCGTTTGTTGACAATAGGAAGGACGTTGCTGAATGGGGCGGTGCTGTGACGTTAACTAGAGGAGTGACGGTGTCGTATAATGTCCCTGAGAATGTCTCGAAGTTAAGAGCATATATCAGTCGAAATGAGACGGGTTTTCGGTTTGTGGACAATGCACAGGCTGGGGTAATCCCAATGCCAGAGCCGGATCTCAATGCCCAAGGTGTGGCAGGCGTTTAGGTAAATGGTGGGATGAAGTATTGGAAGATTTCGATGCCGATGAGTTGACGTTGTTTAATGCAGACCCCGTCAAGGAGGCAAATAGCAAGGTACAAGTAAAGGGTTTGCGAGTAGGAAAAAATAGTCTCACAAAAGCTAACATACCTGTATGGTGTGACATTGAGGAAAATAATCTGTATGGGTGTGCAAGAGAAGTGGCTGATTACGTTCTAGTACATATAGCATATGATATTAAGTCGAGTGTAGGAGGTTACGGCGCACATAGAATAGGGAAGAATAGTGTCCGATCAGTGGCAGTTAGATGCGAGGACGTATGGCTATTATATGTTAGGACGACCGTAGACGTCACAGTGTTGCCACAGATGGTGAGGCGTGCAATGTCAGTAGCTTATTCACAAGTTGACCAATATGACTATTCTGACTGGCAGCTATTTAGGTTTCTGCGGCGTGTATTTGATGTCGATAGGAAACTAATAACTCACGCTAGGACTGGAAGCGGGCCGGTCGAAGGTGAGTTCCCTAGAGCGGCGATAACTGGTGAGCACCACACACATTTCAGACCTGAAGAGGTGTGGGAAGTCGCGAAGATATATAAAGCCAAGTTGAGAGCGATGTCTGTTGTTTATAGAAATCTGAAGAAAATAGAAGGAATCACTGAAGCAGTTGTGTCTACGATGTTTTTGTATGTATTGTTTGCTAGACCACAAATTGCATATTTGTTTGCATGTTCAAGACGGATATGGGCGAGCAAGGATGTCGGGCAACTAGCCAATGTACTAAAAGAGATATCCACACCGCTCAAAAGTGTCCAGAACTATGAACTCAGCGATGTGACGCAGCTTTTTGAATTACAATGTCTAGTAAATAGAGGTATAGGTGAAGTTGATTGGAATAAGGAGAGGAGAAATAGAGAATGTCCAAATGTAGTCAAGGTAGATGTTGTAGATGTATATAAAGAGGCTGTCGACATGTTCCGAATGGGCGTTAGTCATGGTTATAAATATGCGAGGATGGATTTGAAGAAGTACATCAAATCAAGGTGGGAATGGGTGCCATCAGGAAGTGTTCATTCACAGTATATTGAGGATCAACACTTTATTAAGACGGACCACATGCACAGGACAAAATTTGTCACTCTAAACATGATGAAGACTGAGCACTTGCGGAGGATGTTCCAGAGAAGAAAAGAGATACAAGCTTGGGCAAGCGTTAAGTATGAGTGGGCTAAGCAAAGAGCGATATACGGGGTTGACCTAACTAGTTCGGTGATCACAAACTTTGCGATGTTTAGGTGTGAAGAGGTTTTTAAACATAGATTCCCAGTAGGTGAAGAGGCAGCTGCTAGCAGAGTTCATAAACGACTAAAAATGATGTTGGATGGAAATGAGTCTTTTTGTTACGATTTTGATGATTTTAATGCACAACATTCGACAGAGTCAATGTATGCAGTGCTTCAAGCATATTTAGATGTATTTAAAGGGAATATGTCTGATGATCAGGTCGAGGCGATGAAATGGGTCAGAGATAGTATATTGAGTGTAAAAGTGCACAATAATGAGAAGAATAGGGATGAAATGTATTCAACCAACGGTACGTTATTGTCAGGGTGGCGGTTAACGACATTTATGAATACTGCCCTTAATTATATATATTTTAAGCTGGCCGGAGCGTTTGATATAGCTGGCGTAAAAGACTCAGTTCATAATGGGGATGATGTGTTGGTCGCCATAAAAGACCTAAAGAGTGCGTGTTCAATACACCAGGCCATGGCTAAGATTAATGCGCGTGCCCAAGCGACTAAGTGTAATATATTCTCGGTAGGTGAGTTTCTCAGAGTGGAACACAAAATATCTAAAGAGGAAGGGTTAGGAGCACAATATCTCACACGGGCTGCAGCGACGCTTGCACATTCGCGAATCGAATCTCAAGAACCGACCAGATTGGTTGATTCTATCAAGGGGATGGTTACGCGATGTGAGGAGATAACTGCTAGATCATATGATATGGTAGAAGTAGCGTATCACCTACTTACGGAATCAGTGACCAGGTTGTGTGGTATATTCGGTGTGAAGAAGGAAGACGGTATGAAGGTCACACGTAGCCATCTATTGGTAGGTGGTGCGTCAGAAACATTTGAGGGAATAGTGGATGAGACTATAGAAGAAGAAGTACTCATTGATGATACTAGGATAACGGAGGAGAATAGAGACAAGAGGGCGACGATAAGAGAACTAATGCCGGGAATTAACGACTATGCTGAGATACTCGAAACACAATATGGAGAATTCATGCCACTGGATGATGTTAGGAAAAAAGTGATCAATGCGACTCATAGACAACTTGAGATAACACGTGGCACTAATCTTAAGATAACTGATGTGCGGCATACAGTTAAGTATAAGTTCGGAAGGGCCTTGTTCCGGATGTATAAGGATAAGGTTAATATACCATATGTAGAAAAGGCGAGATTTTTAGGCATACCACCGATAGCTATGCTTTCACATAGTAGCATGAAATTTGTTACTAAGTTGATTAGCAGCGTAAAAGATGTAGATTACACATTACGTGCGCTATTGTAAGGGTGTTGTATGCCTGGACAAATGAATGGGCCCAGATAAGGGTTTAAGCG